ACAATGTTTACGCAGGAACTCAACGTAAATAGACCACATGCACGCATCCTCGATCTCTTCATCGGTCAACGTGATCGCATGAGCCTGTGTCTTCAGCTGCTTTGACGGATCGACCAACTTGCTTTTAAAATAATCGCTCCACAAATCGCGAGTGAGCTCAAGCTGACGTTCTGTCGCATCGTGTTCTGTGTCGTCGACGGGCGACTGCTCGCCGTGGTAATAAAGGTAACACGCCCAGAGATATCGCTTCTCCGCCCAACGAACAGATGATACTAGTGCGGGATTATCGTTTGCCATAACCAATCTCCTTTACCAACTTTTATTTTAAGTAATTAGTCCAACCAAAAAGAGCTTCCACAAAAAGGAAAAAGATCCCAATCAGCAACATTATTTCAGCAAATGACATGACCAATCTCCTTTACCAACTTGATCAAGCAGCTTTGAGCTGCCTGACCTGCTTCATCATACGTGCGCCGTGGGCGGGATACGCGATCACAGCCACCGACTTGTCCCAGCAAGCACGGCAATCACCGCACTTACCAGCACGAGTGTACGCTTCGCACACCGTAGCAAGAGTGAACGTATCGGCGTACGGAATGACCGTAGAGCCGTGCTCGGCGTCAAACTCACCAACCATCGAGTCAGACGAATAGCGCACCGAAACGTTCGGCAATGCTTTCATACGCTCAAGGATCGGGCGGATCTTAGCAATCTTGTAGGACTTCGTCGGGAGCCAATGCTTGACCCACGGAGTTTGCTCCATCACCAGATAGATCTTGAACGCGAGAGCCGGATGATACACATCGCCGGAATCAAACCAGCGGAAGTGCGTCTGCTTCTTGAGAGCAGCCACCATATCCGCAACCCACGTTCCGCGCTTCCAGTCCTCACGATTGAAATCGCGCAGTGCCTTGGCATCGGGCATATGGTAAAACCCGTCCTTGGCGTAGCAACCAGCGCACACAGGCACTGGCTTCTTGGTCGCGGGATCAATCGAACCGGGACACGTAGATCCCGCCTCAAGCGACCACGTTTTGCAGGGCATCTTGCTAGGCTTAGACAACTTCACAGTCATGCGTCACTCCATCAGTTATGATCCCAATATACGGCTGGTTTGAATTAAAAACAAGCACAAAATTTCGCTTGCTGGAAATTCGGTTTGGGAGTAGTATGTGTGTATGATGAGGGATAGGAAATGCGTAATCATGTAGCGAAAGAGTTGTGGTCCGGGAAATTCCGCAAGCAGGTAGTCCGTGACCGTAAGAAGTACTCGCGGAAGGCGAAACACAAAAAGGGATACTGATATGGCGGTTCATTTTGTTGGTTTCCGCGACTCAACTCAGTTTCAGAGAGCAGTCGCTGTGTTCGGTCAGCCCGATTTTATCCATCGGCGTTGGGACGTTCGGGCGAAGCAGGAGATCGTCGGTTCGGACATTGTCGTATTCGCAACTGGTTCGGTTACCGATCGCGCATCTCACCCAAGCTTTGATGATAGTACTTGCTTTTAATTCAAGTTACAGGTAGAGTAAGAATATGGTTGATGAAAGGGAAACGGATATGTCCTACGAATGGGGTCGCTACACTCTTACTGTTACCGATCTTCGCACTCAGAAGGTGGTGTTTACGCAAGAGTACAAGGGAATGTCGGGCCATGCGATGATGGACGAGACGTTTTCGCTCCGCCTTCAATATCCCAGCAAGCACTATCGTATCGACTGGTAAATGAGTGCTTGATTTTAAAACGTCCTGAGCGTAAGATGTCTCTATGATGATGAAACGGAGAAATGAAATGGCTCGTGCTTCTGTCTCAATCAAGGCTCTTCCCACTCTTATGTTTGCTCGTGACTATCACGAGTTTGTCGACCTCAACGAGCAGTTCCGCTGCATTGGACTCTCGCTCAAGACCGATGAACTCGGATTTTCTGACTGTGAGGGACAGTACGTGGGTATCGTCTACTCTGGTCGCTATCCTTCTAAGGCAAAGATCGATGCTCTCCTTAAGAAGTTCGGTGTGAAATTTATGGATTGATTTTAAAACGTCCTCACGGTAATATGTGTTTATTGATTGATTGAACTGAAACAAACAAAGGAAAAGACATATGCCCAAGGGTGTTCCCGCCGCTGGTTTCCGCGCTCCGCGCTCCGGCACTGCTGCTGCTGACCGTTTGTCCGCTGTTAAGGTTTCTTACGCTCCGGAAAAGCGTGAGTCCGACGATCAGATCGAAAAGCGCATTGCTGACCGTTTCGAAATTCTTGACGTTCTGACCGAAGCTACGACCTGCGGCAATTCCCGCGCTCTGATCGTTTCCGGTCCGGCTGGCCTCGGTAAGTCGTTCACGGTCGAGCAGCACCTTGCTAAGTGGGACCCGAATGAACTGCAGCACACGATCGTCAAGGGATACGTTCGCGCCACTGGTCTGGTAAAGCTTCTTTATCAGTTCCGCCACCCCAACAACGTCATCGTGTTTGATGACGCTGACGCAATCTTCTTCGATGACGTTTCCCTCAACTTGCTCAAGGCGGTTTGTGACACCACTGAGCGTCGTCGCGTTTCTTGGTTGTCCGAGGGTAAGCTGGTCGACGATGATTCCGCTGAACTGATCCCGCGCTCGTTTGACTTTGAGGGTTCGATCGTGTTCATCACGAACTATGACTTTGACGCGATGATTGATAAGGGTCACAAGCTTGCACCGCACCTTCAGGCGTTGGTTTCTCGTAGCCATTATGTGGATTTGGCTATGAAGTCCCGCCGCGACTACCTGATCCGTATCCGTCAGGTTATTCGCGATGGTCTTCTGGCTGATCTTACTTTTGAGCAGCGCTCGGATGTGATCACGTTTATCGAACAGAACCACGAGAACCTTCGTGAACTCTCCCTCCGGATGGCGATCAAGTTGGGTCACCTTCGGAAGCAGTCTGAAGATTGGAAGCGGATTGCGCGAGTGACGTGTTGTAAGTAAACACTTTACCGTCTATCGTCTTCTGTCTACCTTTAAGGTGATGCGATAAGTTTTGTCTGGACATGTTTGGATATTTTCTTATCGCATCACCACCGCTCGCGAATAGTTCGCCTGTGGTAATACAATAAAGAGGCTTTGATCTAGGATGCTGTGCGCCGATCATGGTTGAAGGTTTGCCCTTCTTGGCGCGAGATATCGCTTCGCAATGCTTTTTGGAGTAAGGACCGGACTTATACGTTTTTCCCTTGTTCCAAGGAATCGCATTCCAGTTAGTCGCAATTTTTTGTAAAGGTAAGTTATATACTTCGCTTAATTCCATTGGCTCTAGGCCAAGAGCGATACCGATCGGATCATAAATATCCATGCTGTGTCTCCGCGTAAAAGTTTTTAGACATAGAGTCCATGGGTATTGGCGTACCGCGATGGACATCTTATTTAGTGTTGGGCAACTGGGCGGGAGTAATCCCGCCTCTTTTTTCTCTTGTTTTTAATTCGATCCAAACGTAATATTACTATATTGATGATGAGGAGATGACTATGGGTCTTGATATGTACTTTACCGCTCGCCGTTCTTTTTGGGATTTCAAGGATGATGGCGTTGGTGCTCGCCAGGTTTTGGCTTTGTTTCCTGAGTTGCCGGAAGAGATGGAAACTTCTGGTACATCCGTTTCGGCGCAGTTTGGTTATTGGCGTAAGGCGAATGCCATTCATAACTGGTTCGTGAAAAACGTACAGGGAGGCGAGGACGAGTGTAGGGAGCATCCGGTTTATCCTGAAGACATTCAGCGGCTGCTGGATACGGTAAACAAGGTTTTGGCGGACACGTCAATGGCTCCGGTGCTGTTGCCGACGGCTGAGGGTTTCTTCTTCGGTGGTCAGGAATACAACGAGTGGTATTGGCGCGATATTGAGTATACGAAGCGTTTGCTCGAGCGTGCTCTTGATCCTAAGATGAAGGACTGGGATTTCTATTATCAGTCAAGCTGGTAATAAAGTCAAGGCTTGTTTTTAATTCGTTCTCGGCGTATACTACTCTTATGATGATGAAAGGGAAGCAAATGGATACGATGCCCGCTGGACGCTATTACGTTGGTGATCTGTGTTATGTTATGCATGATGTGTGGGACGAGGTTTGTGATCTGATGTTCCCGCATGGTGGTCGTGGTGTATATGGTAAGTTCAAGCTGAACGATGGGCGTGAGTTCGCCGTTCATCCTACTGCCTACGGCGACGGCACCTATCGTGACGATATGGGTCGCGAATATTCGGTTGACGCCGGAGTGATCGGTTGTATACTTGAGAGCGATATCCGTGATCCGGAAGGGTTTACTCGCGGCGGACAAGTGCTTGACTTCATTGCTGAGTTCGATACGTGGGAAGATCGCGGCGTAATCCGTTTCGGTGTTATTGCTATTGACACTGCTGGTAATGATGACGAAGACGAAGATTATTTCGATCAAGAGGAGATTGATTGATGGCTCGCTTTATTCAGTGGTCGTCTTTTGTATTGGCTGTTGTAGGTTTCTTCTTTCTAATTACCAGTGCTGTTATTACAGACGGTAAGCGGATTGCCTTTGTTGAGGCGTGTGAGACAATGGGTGGCGTTGCCATTATTGGCCTTTACGATACACAGGCTTGCATTAAGTCAGAGGTATTGAAGTGATATTGACAGTGAGGTATAGGAACTATCTTTATGCAATACGCGATAGGTATGCTAAGTATATGCACATCCCGGAGTACTTTGACTACACTGGCGTCGTGCTTCCTAATCCGAAGTGGGTTAAGGACGACAGCTTTTGCCTTTCGAGTGGTGACGGGAAACTTGATTTCAGAATTCTTTCAAAAGAAAACGTAATATGTGGTTGGAGACATAACTGATGCCTGGAGTTTATGTTCCGTCAGGAAAACTGACATGGGAAGAGAAGTTGGAGATCCGCAAACATGCGCTAGAGTGTGCGTGTAGGACATATCAAAATAGCGGAACCATAGCTGAAAATGTAATCAGTCGCGCTCAGTTGTTTGAAGAATATTTGATAGGTAAGAAGCATGACTGAGAACGAGCAGGTAAACAAGCTTATCGCCGCCTCTAAGGAGATTATCGCAAACGGATGCGGATGCGATCGTTTTTGCGAGAGTGTTCCGGTCTCGATCTCGTGCGGTTGTCAAGACGACGCCGAGCGTATTGTTAAGCTTACTATAGAAACCCTTTGGAATGGCGGAGATTTGCCTAATGTCTAAGACTGATGCTCTTATTAAGATAATTGCTCTACTTATCACACTGATCCTGCTGTCGTTGCTGCTGTCGTATCCGGTGATGTTGCTCTGGAATAGCTGCCTTGTCCCTGCAATCCCCGCTCTCGCGCCAGTCTCGTGGTTGCAGATGTTCGGCATTCAGGCGCTGCTGTCTATTCTAATTCCTAGGGCATCCGTTGATAGGAGTTCAAAGTGAAGCTACTCTTCCTTTCGTCACTTCTGGTAGTTTCTACGCCAGTGACGTTCGCTGCTTTCGTTTTCCTTTCCACCTTCCTATGTACCCACTCACTTCTTAAGGAACTGACCCAATGAATATCTACACTCAAATCGCAATCCTCAGTCTCGTCGCTGGCGTGATAGGCTGTGTAATTGCCTTCGTCATTCCGTTTCCCTATGGCATTATACCTTCTATGCTGATCGGTGCGGCTGTAGGGCATTTCGGATATAATTTCTTTAATAAAAGTCGTGACCAAAAGTCGTGACCAACATGCGTGACCTACACACATTACCAACACACATGACCAACGCGCGAGACCAACATGCCTGCACGAGTAACAGCTACTTCTATCCTATCAGGTAAAACAAGAACAATGGAACTCAAACTGTATGAGCAGGATGAGTTTGAACGGCTGATGATTGCATATAAGGAAGGGAAAATAGCATCACTAGAGGAAGCGTTTCCACTACTGTCACCTAAAGCAATTGATTTTATAAAACATGGAGTGATGCCTGGAGAATGGGATGACAATATTTGATATTATTGCTATAATTTGTTTTGTTTGTTTCGTCGTCGTGGTGGTGCTGGTCGCTGATTGGGCGTGGTGAGTGGGTTAAAAAGGGAGGGGATTTAAACCCTCTAAAAAGAATGTGGTGTGTGATGTGGTGCGATGCTTTTGCCGCTGCCCGACGATGTGTTGCCATCTGCTGCGGCGATGTAATCCCATCCAATCCCATCGATGTCCGCGATTGGATCCCATCGATGTAATCCCATCCAAATCTCAGTGGCCCATTGAGGCTGAACTTTACATGATAGCCCCAGACCGAATTAAAGGCAAATGATCTTTTCGCTTGCTCTTAATTCGGGTCTGTCGTAAGATTAAGGTAGCGACTTGATTTTTCAGTTATCGCAGCCCAGAGTTCACCAACACAAACATCTAGGCGCTTGGGGCATCCCCGACCGATTCATTATCTGTTTTACGGTAAGACCGAATTTAAAACAACAACAAAATTCGCCGGCATCGTTCTGTTTTTTCGCTTGCGTTTAATTCGGGTTTGTCGTAGATTGGGAATATTGATAGGGAGATAACTGATGTTTCTGATTAAGGTTCAGTATACAGCCTATAAGAATCCGCGTTGGGTACTCGTACATTCGGATTGCCCCGAGTACGTTAAGGCGATTCAAAAGTCCCGTAAGACCGCAACCCAGTTTCACACAAAGGCAGACGCCGAGCGCGTTGCCAGCCGGATAACTCCCTGGCATTCGCGGAAAGTTGAAGTTGTCGCTTGCGTTTAATTCGCTCCTGTGGTAGTATGAGAATATTGATAAGGAGATAGCTGATGCATCTGATTCCCGTTCTTCGCCTTTCCGCCGCTCGTATCCGCGAGGAACTTTTCACTGGCGGGTTTCGCCCGATGAAGGGTCATGACTTTGACGGGTTTGCTGACGCTGATCCCGGATCGCTGATTGCTGATCTTTCGGTCGGGCGTTTCCGTTACGTAGTGATTTTCTCCCCCGAAGCGGGAAACGTTCAGATTTTCGACAACGATATCGAAAACGCTGAGTTCAACGCCTGGGAAATGGATTTGCAAACCGGAGCATTCATTCAAATTTGAGCTTGACGGAAATTCGGTCCTGCCGTAGTATGGGTTCATAACTGGAGGACGGATATGAACGTAGAGAAAGCGAACCGGATTTTTAACCGAAAGTTTAGCAAGCTCACCGAGGAGTATTTCGTTTATCAGACGATCACCGAGGACGAGTTCATTCAAAAATGGGATAAACTCAAGGCGAAACTCAACCGACAAAAGTACACGGCAGCGGGAATCAGGGTTTGACTTTAATTCAAACCCGAGGTAGAAACGAGTATTAACTGAAAAGGAAACGAAATGAACGCCATTGAAGCTTTCGCTCTCGTCGCTCGCGCCCAGTTTGAACCTTTCACCGAAGCCGACTGGGAGGCGTTTTGTGGTTGCGTGACCGAAACGCCCCATATCGCCGAGGTTGATGGGTTTACGCTTATTTTGGACGGCGACGTTTTGAGCGTAACCGAATCAGAATTCGGCGAGGAAAACGTTTTTCGCCTAAGATAAAACTTGAAATTAAATCGTTCCGCGAGTAAGATGTCTATATTGATTGAAAGGAAACGAAATGAACTACGCTGAAGCTCTCGTCGTTGCTGATCTCGCTCTCGCCTGTGAACCCGTTGCTCCTACTGGGGCTGATCTTGAACTGGTGTTCCGGCTGAATCCTGGCCTTGATAAGACTGGGCTTGCTGAAAGCTTTGGCTCTGTCTATGTTGACGGTGACGTTCGGGTGATCGTGAGTGATGACGGTCATGGCTACCTCGTTTATAATGATCGCGCTTACTTCATCCCGGCTGAATCCGAAGATGATCTTACTCTCTTGTCCGCTCCGCTCTGAGATAGTTGTTGAATTAAATTCGTTCCGCGAGTAAGATGTCCTCATAGATAGGAGATGAATATGCTTTCCACTTCCGAAATGGCTCACCTTTACGCTTTCGTCAAGGACTACCTTGAAGGCTCTCAGCGCCCCGATATGTCAGACAGCGACTTCGCTCGTGGCTATAGGAAGGGTTTGGCTTCGCTCCAGAGCATCCTCGACAATCTGGAAAAGGCATACGAAAAGAAGGCTTGACATTAATTCCCGGATCCCGTATACTCTCTCTGTAAGCTGAAATCACAAAGGAACTCTGAATATGGCAAAGGTAACTAAGACGTCTATCACTCTCTCGGTCATGAACGCCCACGGCGACAAGCCCATGGCAGCTGTCGTGGCTCTGATCGTCAAGGCTCAGCACAAGGCTGGTTTCCTCGACGTAACCGATAAGATCGCAGCTGGTGCGTATCGCTGGGCTGTGAACAAGGGCATGGCTCCTGGTGCTGCTCCGGTTCGTGGCGCAAAGCCCGAGAAGGCTTCCGCCAAGGAAAAGGCTGTGAAGCGCATGGCCAAGGAAACTGTCGCAAAGGTAGTGAAGCCCGAGGCTCCGACGAAGTCCGCCGAGGAGATTGATCGGATCAAGGCAGCGAATATGGCACGCATGAAGGCTGTGCTCGCCAAGACGAAGCAGACTGTGCGTAAAGATGAGGATGTTCCTGCGTTTGCTGAGACCGATGCCTTCGCTGCTCCGGCATTCCTGACGAAGGACGAGGTGACTGCACTGGTCTAAATACGATCAGTGATTCTATTTCAATCACGAATTAATTACAACATAAATTTTCAGCAGAGGACCGGGAAACTGGTCCTCTTTTTTGTTGCGTTTAATTCGAACTGGTCGTATCCTGACAGTATTGAAACAAGGAGATAGCTGATGGTTTACGTGTTGGTGTTGGATGTGCACTACGAAGGTCAGTCGTTGTTGGGTGTGTACTCGTCCCTGGAAGCGGCTCAGGAAGCTGGTCGTCTTTTCGCGGATGGTCATTCCCATTGGCGCGATGATGCGTGCGTGGCCGTGGAGGCTCGTGAGTTGGACGGTCGCGCTCGGGACGCCCATCTGTCCGAGTACGTGTGGGAATATCGTCCTTGATTTTAAAACGTCCTGAGCGTAAGATGTTTATATGGTTGATATGGAGATGACTATGACGTTCGATGAAGCTGTTGAGATCATTAAGGAATACACTGGCTGCGGTAACATGCTGCTGGATGGCCTTGAGCAGATCCAGGAAGAGATGCAGGAGGAAGATGACTTCCTGCCGCAGCGTGTTAAGGCTGCTTTCCGCTTCATCTGCGCTCAGATGCGTCCCCTGTTCGTCTAATAAGGAGAAACAAATGTGCGGATGGCACATCGTCTGGTTCTACGCTAAACAATATGGCTATGGTTCGAAAGAACATAGGCTAGCACTCTCTAGATACAAGTAAGTGTTAACATAGACAACGGAGAAAGACCCATGAAGACCTCTCAGCTGATCGCCCTCCTCCAGAAGTCCCTCAAGCAGGATGGTGATCTTCCTGTGTTCCTCAACACGGGCAACGACGATGACATGTGGAAGGTCATGGTCGCCGAGTACCACGAGACCGAGGATGGTGAGTTCCCCAAGTCCTGGAGGATGCCCGAGGCGTTCCTGAAACTTTGTGCTTGATTTAAATTCAAGCCCATCGTATCCTCTAGTCATAACTGATGAAGGAAGCACTGATGAACCTCTCTCTCGCTCTTGACTCCGTCCGTTCCAAGTCCGCCTCCGACCTCGCCCGTTACCGCAACCACATCGAGACTGCCGAACGTCTGTTCCGCATGGGCTTCAAGAACAAGGCTGTTCCTTACCTGACGATGGCCCAGCGTATGGTCGACAGTCGTCTCGTCTACTTCGTCAAATAGTGCTTGATTTAAATTCAAGTCGACCGTAGTATGAGAACATAACTGATGGAAAGGAACTACTCTATGGCTTCTCCCGCTCCCCGCACCCTCGTCGAACTCCAAAACGCCATCGCCCTCGCCCGCGAAGCCTACGTGATCCTGGACCAGGAGCTGGTTCGCACCCAGGACGAGGACTTCGGTAAGCTTTCGGATCAGGCTTTCGACCTGCTCCAGGCTCTCCGTGCCAAGCTGGATGAGCGCGAGGTAGGCACTGGCTACGGCTGGGTCGTGCCCCAGACCATCAAGATCTCCAACGTGGAGGCTTGATCCATGAACACCAACCACCTCATCCTCGCGGCTGCCATCTTCTTTACCATCATGGTGATCGCCCAAGCTGCTACCACTCTGCTCTAGGAGAGACCAATGTTCAAGTCCTACCGTGATGACCCCGAACGTCGTATCGAACGCATCGTCGAGCTCGAGTATGACCAGCTGGACCGTCGCCTGACCAACCACGAGATCGACCAGGCTACGTACAACAAGGAAGCGAAGCTCATCGATGAGTGGGCTCGTGAGATGTATGATGAGATGTACGATCGATATGAATGAGGTGTATTCTAATGGCAACGCGATATTACGTCAATGGCGAGGATGAGCCCATCTGGTGCATCACTGCGATGACAAAGGGTGGAGCATGGGTGCTCGCAAAGCAGTATGTGAAGATGGGCTCGAAGCTCGTCGAGGAGCCCATGGAGCGCGATGACTCCGTGTGGGTCGTCATGGTCACGAATCCGTTCCTGGATGCTGCATCTTCCTCCTGACAATGTCGGGGAGGGGGGATGTTGTAGCATTCGGGACTCCTCAGTTCCTCCGGGACCTGAGTAAGGATCGTTCGACTTGTTTATTCCACACCAGCGACGAGCACCGACAAACACCAAAACTCCAGTAGCTTTTCATCAACTTTTTATAAAAAAAATCCGCGAAAAATTTTTCTGATTCTCTAACTTCAATGTATGAGTATTTTGAAGAAATACCTTGACAATAATTCGTAACATTGGTATAATCACTAGTGTACCCATGATGATAAGGATAGATTGATGACTAATGAGTTTGATCATGTAGACTTGAACGAGTTTACTGTGAACGACTTTACTCATGAGTTTTACTTGGATCTACACAGTTTGGTAGGTGTTGATGCAGTTACAGAGTTTGGATTACTCTTGAAGGAAAAGAAACCAAGCTTGTACTTTGAGTATCTGGTCAGGTTACAGGAATACTATTGGAGAGTGAGAGATGAGACCACAGTATAAGATTGTTAAGAAGATGGGCGTGCATGTTATGCGATACTATGCATACAAGCGATGGTTGGGAGTGTTTTGGCGATCTCTTGGTTGGGAATTTGAGCTTGAAGGAGCAGAGAAGCTGATTCGTGAAGATCGCGATGAGGTAGCCAAGAGAAAGATCAAGCCTGAGATCGTAGGGTATTACTGATGACCGAGTATAAGAAGATACGTGAAGATATCTATGAAAAGCACAGTAAGTCATTTGAGAAGTTGCATATGAGTGAGATTAAAGAACAACTCTATAAAGATACAGATGTAAGGGTTATTGATCAGCGTATTGGTGTGGGTATTGGTGGATTGAATACTGTTATTCGTTTGTATCATAAGCCCACTGGTATTCTTATTGAGATGCCAAGGGTAAATAGAAGTAAATATCATGATAAGGTATTGGCATTTGAGATGCTTGAATATGCACTGACAGGAGTGAAGTGATGAGTGATATTGTAGAACGATTGAGGCAGTTAGAAGTTAATGAGCTTTCTACTCATCCTCTTGGGATGTTAGATGAAGCCGCTAATGAGATTGAGCAGAACCGTATCGATCTTGAGGAATACAGGCTTGACGTTGAGCAGCTGCGGGCGGTAGTAGAAGCTGCTGATAAATTGCGAAACGGTATTCGTGCTGCGGGTGTGAAAAGAATGCCTGAACTTTACTTGGTGGTTATGGCCTTTGATGCCGCCCGTGCTGCACTGTCAGGAGACAAGCAATGAGTGAGATTATCTATAAGTATGGACCGTTAAGCACGAATGGCGAAACTATAGAATTCAATGGCACTCCTGTCCATGTTGGTTATCAAGATCGCGGCTTTGCCCATGCTGATTATGCAGTTTTTATCTGGTGTAAGCTAGATATGAATTATCCCATTCATACCAGGAAGTATGCTCGTATCGTACCGACCGGAGAGTCGTTTAACGGTAAGTATATCGGTACAGTCGTGATGCCTTCTGGTCTGGTTTGGCATGTGGTGGAGGTGTAAATGTTAGTAGGTGAACCCTGTGTGGGGATAGTCTATAAGAAGAAAGATGGTAGTACGTTTACCGAGTGGTACCACAATCTTCGTATCGGGTGGCATACTCCGCCCGAGATTTGGGTAGAGCGGGCATTGTATTTCTCTAAAGTTTCACCTATTAACATGTGGCCCAAGCCTATGGCTGTTGTGAGGAGTAAGTGATGGAACCTCTGGCGTATAGACCATTGTATAATCAATATAGGACTATTGGTGCGATTATTGAACAAAACGATATCTATAAGATGACAGAACAAGAGTGGCAAACTCGGTGTATGATCCATTCTAATGGTAACATGCATCCCATTCAGGCTTTGGATATTTTTCGACAGTTAAAGAGAGAGGCGGGACTATGAGCGAAGAAGTTAAGAAGGCGTTTTGGGATCATCAGGAAGAGTTCATTCAGAAGATGCAAGAGATCTCCGAAAAGTACGAAGCCGACTGTAACGAGTATTGGGATAAGCTCTCTTACGAAGATAAGATGAAGGCATTCTACTCTGTCAGTAAGCGTATCTATCAGGCAGATGTAAAAGATCAAGGCTCTTATCGTCATGCTCTCTATCAGGTGTTCGGTTTTGATGCAGATGCCTACGTAGTCGGTATGGAGTGTGGGTACATGGATATCCATAACTACATACAAGAAGGTATCGCATCACATAAAGAATACGTAGAAAGAACCAAGAATGAGCATATGTCAGAAGATCTGTAAGGTAGACGATAGTAACACCTTTTGTGTTGGGTGTGGTAGAACACTAATTGAAATAACAGAATGGTTTACAGCCGATAAAGAGCGGAAGATTGAAATCGCTGCTTTTGCTCGTAAGAGAACTAAGAAGCTAAAAGAAGATCCGTTCCCGACTGTTATGGAACTGGACTACCATTATAGAGATTATGACAATGATTGATTGTATTGCAATCGGTGATAGTATCGCAGTAGGAACTGGTAAGGCTCTCAGCTGTGAAGTTCGCGCCCATGTAGGCTGGCCGAGTGGTAAAATCATTAACCTTGCGAATGGAGCAAAAGCAGAACTTTGCATCATCTCTGCAGGATCTAATGACCCTAACAACCCCAAACTTCTTCTTAATCTTAAGACGATTCGTGGTAAGATTGACTGTGTTAAGGTTGTCTGGATCCTTCCTGTTAATCCAAAAGCCTCTTCTGCTGTAAGAAAGGCTGCAGCAGGAGATAAGGTTGTTAGCTTTACTCCAGGAAAAGATAACGTGCATCCAAAAAATTATAACGTTCTTGCCAAAAAGTGCTTGTCTTTAAATTAAAACAAGAGTATTATTCTATCTGTAAGTTGAAACAAACCCTCTAGGAGAAAATAGATTATGGCTCACGAAATTGAAATGGTTGGCGATGTTGCTCAGATGGCTTATGCTGGCAGTGTCCCTTGGCACGGTCTGGGAACTCGCGTCCCGGCAGATCTTACTCCGGAACAGATGCTCGAGGCTGCTGGTCTCGACTGGACCGTAGAAAAGGTTCCTGCATACTACACTCACAACGACGAACTCTATCAGATCGGTCAGTCGGCTCTCATCCGCTCGCGCGATGGTAAGATGCTGGATGCAGTTTCTGATGACTGGAATCCTGTTCAGAACCACACTGCCTTCGAATTCTTTGATGAATACGTTCGTCAGGGTGACATGGAAATGCACACCGCTGGTTCGCTGAAGGGTGGACAGATCGTTTGGGGTCTTGCTAAGATCAAGCAGTCTTTCGAACTGTTCAAGGGCGATCAGATCGACTCTTATTTGCTCTTCTCTAACTTCCACAAGTACGGTTTCTCTACCGACGTACGCTTCACTCCGATCCGTGTTGTTTGTAATAACACTTTGACTCTTTCTCTCTCGAGCAAGGTCGAACGTATGGTGAAGATCTCGCACCGCAAGCAGTTCAATCCTGGCAATGTCAAGGAAATGCTCGGTATCGCCACTGACAAGCTGACCAAGTACAAGGAAATGGCTTCTTTCCTCGGCTCCAAGATGGCCAAGGGCGAAGATATCGTCGAGTACTTCAAGCGTGTGTTCCCTGTGACTGGCTCTAACGAGAACAAGACCAAGGAAATCTCCAAGAATGCTCAGACTGCTCTTGACATTCTTCATACTCAGCCTGGAGCTCAGTACGCCGAAGGCACTTGGTGGCAGCCGTTCAACGCTGTGACCTACATGACCGATCACCTTGTAGGTCGTACGGCAGACACTCGCCTTACTTCTTCTTGGTACGGCTCTAACAAGAGCCTCAAGACTAAGGCTCTTGAACTGGCAGTTGAAATGGCGGAGGCTGCGTAAGCAGTCTCCTTCCCTTTCTTGGAGAAAGTTTCGAGGAAACAATTATGGAACTTATCGGCGTCGGCTATCAAGATTATCGCAAAAAGCACAGCGATATTAAAAATGAAAAGAAGGGAATGGAACGATACTTGATCTATTTTGGTAGAGCACATGTTATCGACCATGAAACGAATACTGCTGCACGTGGTCCGTTAAAAATTGGTAGGGGTAAGTGGGCTACTGCTCTAATGCGAGGTCGTAATCAACCCGGAATAGATTTTCGTATTTACGCTGAAATTATTCTTGGCACTAATGAACAAACGTATTTGGCTGAAGAAATCGTAAAAGATGTTCTTGGTCATAAGAACATCCCTATGTCACAAGGACAACAGGAACTTTATGATATTAAGGATTCGGAGTTGAAGAAAGTGGTCAATACTATTGTTGAAGTAATTAGGGCTGAAACTGAATTTGAACCACTTGAAATTAACTATTTCCTTTAATTAAAAAGTATAGTAATATTACTGTATAGTTTGAAAGGAACCACTATGGCTCGTCGTCCATCTCTCATTCCCAAGACTAAGAAGAAGGTTCGTTCCACCAAGACCGAATCTTATCTTGTCAATCAGAAGTATCTGGGCGACGAACCTATCTTTGCGAAAGGCAAGGACACAAGTATCTCTCGCGCATTTAATTGGTATAATGTGATGTGTGATGTGAACGATGCGCGAGAGTACACTGTAGAATATTTTAAGAACATCGGTAATACAGAAATGGTTAAGGTCGCTAAGGCGATCCCTGACAAACTGTTCCCGATGACGAGCGCATGGGTGTTTCGCATGCTCGCGCGAGGGGCGCAGTTTGATGATGAATTTATTTCGCGTGCTGTTGATCGTTTGCGCGCTATCAAGTCTAACGGTGAAAACACTGTTGATGATATTGCTGAAAGCAAACCCTCCAATGTAATTAACATTCAAGATCGTATTCGCGACAAGGCTTCTGATCTTATTGGTGATGTTGAAGAACTGCTAGACAAGGGCGAAGAATTTTCTCTCTATGACTGGCTCAGGTCGAATGAGATTCCTGCTACTTATGCACCTCGCATTGCTGCGTATTATGCGCCAGTGCTTGCCGAGCTCATTGAAGCTGCTGAAGGGAAAGATCCGCAGCTGAAAGAAGGCTACAAGCATTACACCAAGAAGCAGCTTGAAGCTCGCGTTCTGTTCTTCAACAACCTGATTGAAGATGCAGAACGTTACACTGATATAACCAAGAAAACTCGTAAGCCCCGTAAGCCTCGTACGATTTCGGTAGAAAAGAAGTTGAAGCATTTCAAGTATCAAAAGGAAGACAGCAACTATAAGATTGCTTCTGTAAACCCTGAAAAAATTATTGGATCTCAGGAGCTTTGGACCTTTAATACTAAGTACAAGACTCTTACGGTATTTCGTGCTATTGATCGTGGTGGTTTGCAAGTTAAAGGAACCAGCATTGTAAATTATGATGATAACAACTCTGTTACAAAGCGCACAGGCAGAAAGCCTGAGTACTATGTTGATCGAGTTTTGAATGGAGGTAAGGTGATTCTCAGGAAGTTGATGGACGAACTGAAGAATGATGCTCCTTTGTCTTACCGTATTAACGAAAACACTATTATCCTAAAGGTAGTATCATGAAGAAATTTTTAATCACTGCAGTTGCTCTTGCTACATTGGTAGTTTCCACCACACCCTCAATGGCAGACAACTCTGAAGAAGTAGCCATCGGCATTCTTGGTGGAGTTGTAGGCGGACTTATCCTTGGTGAGGTTTTAGAAAAACCTCGTCACTCTCACCCTGTTCGTGTATACGAATATGAAGAACCTTACATGGTTCGCGAGTGTGTAACTAAATATAGACGTTATTACGATTCAATGGGTAATCTTGTGCGACGTCCTGTGAAAAGATGTTATTGGGTTTATGAATAAATAAAAAAAGGATTAGTTATGGACAGAGGTGTTTTTAGATCGATCGTTACTCCATATAGTATGACAACAGCGCCAAGAATTAATGCATTGTTCCAAAGTATGGAATATATCAGAAAAAATAATTTCAGCGGCGACTATGTTGAGTGTGGTGTGTGGCGAGGTGGTAATATATTGGGAATGATGAGGTATCTTGAATACCATAACAACACTGAACCTAATATTTGGTTGTATGATACATTTTCCGGAATGACTCCTCCTGAAAGCGTTGACGTTGATTTTATGAATAACAAGGCTTCTGATATTCTAGAAAATGTTCTTTGTATGAATTCATTAGATGAAGTTAAACAGGCATTGACGAACAGCAATTATCCAACTGATAAGATTAAGTATGTCATTGGTGACATTTGCGAAACTCTCTTAGTTAAGGAGAACGTTCCTGAAAAGATCGCATTGCTGAGGTTAGATACAGATTGGTATAATTCTACAAAGGTTGAATTGGAAGTTTTGTGGGATAAACTTGAAGTTGGTGCACCTTGCATCATTGACGATTATGGACATTGGCAAGGTTGTAGAATGGCAGTTGATGAATTTTTCGCGAAGCTGCCACAGGCTCATGAATTTGAACAAATAGATTACACTTGTGTTAGAACACACAAGATTTGTTAAGGAATTATCGTTGAAGGAAAACGAAAGACACTGAGGACGCCGAGCGTTACTAATGAAGTTGATCAAATTAGAAGAGTTTATTATAGCTGATACCGGAGTAAAGGTCACGATTCTTGTTGACATTGCTACAATGGGTAAAGCATACGCTGAGGCTCATCTGAAATGGCCAAAGATATTATCGTTGAAGGAATACGAAAAACACTGAGGACTGGGGGGCAGTACCCCACGCCTCCACCAAAGACACACTACCTAATAATAGCGGCGTACCCGTGGGGTTATTAGGAGTCTTGCAAGCTGGTGTGTCTTTGATGGGGGCGAACTAGGATCGACTGAGTGTAGAATAGTTGACTGGAGATAATCGTAGGCGACTACGTACAAGCGCAAAACTCTAAATGCAAACGATAACTTTGCACCTCGTTTGGCACTAGCTGCCTAACATGAGTCCGGTGGGTACTTGGAAACAGAAACCCACCACCAATTTCGCTTGACATTAAATCGGTGTCAGGGTACAATGAATAATAAGGCCACGTAACCGAGGACGGCTTCTACCCGTTTACACGTAACTGGAGTTGCAAATGGGGGTTCGAATCCCTCCGTGGTCGCCATTTATAATGCAGGAGAAAAGTAGTGAGCGGAACTAAGACTAAGACCAAGTACGTTTCTAAGGGCGAGCGTCGCTCTATTTCTAAGGACACATCCAAGGCAGTCAAACGCGATCGTACACCTGTTGAGCGTTGGACAATCAAGCAGAAGGCTTGGTTGAAGGGATTGAATCCTTGGATCAGTGTTCCTAACGGTAATACCTCAGACACTCGTGCGCGCTTTGTGCGTGTGCGTGCAGAGACCGAATGGGGTGACCCGAACAAGGGATATATCGCTGGTCCTCAGAAGGACTAATCATGGAATCGGTGGTTGATAACAAAGCTTTGTTCTATAAATTTTTAGATTCGTATTTTACATCCGAATATGGTTGTGAATATGGCACACTGATCTCTAAACTTGAAAAAGAAGGAAAGCTGGAATTAGTTCCTGGAGATATTCAATTCAACGATAAAAATGAACATTGGTGTGGAACGCTTTATTTAAAGATTGATGAATCAAAGATGAAGCTAGAAAACGTCATTAATGAATTAATTCATTATCCAAACGAAATGCATTATGAAAATGGTGTTCTTCGTCTTTGGTGGGATTAAAATATGGGCGTGGGTGTTGGTACACAAGAGCGGCTTATACTCGCTTTAGCACTAGATCGGTGTTCTCGACAGGGTTCGAATCCTTGCACGCCTACCACTTCTTTGAAAGAGTAAAATGAAAACGAAACTCGTTAGGGATATTCCTATTGGCGTTCTTTTAATTGTTCTTTCTTTATGGTGTGTGGCAACAATCCAATATCTTTCTGGATGGCCAAATATCATTCCTTTGCTTGGAATATTATTTCTTGCGAATTTCGGTTATCGCCTTTTGTCCGTTGGCCTGGACGTAATAATAGGTGTACAAATTGCAGATAAAAATGATTAAAAATAACTTCGTGGAAGAAATTGATATTTTATGCCGCGAAAAAAATATCGAGTATATTGATGCAATTGTCATGTGGTGTGAGAAAAATAATCTAGAAGTAGAAACTGCTGCTTATTGGGTTAAGAAGGATCAATGCATGAAAATGAAGATTCAAGCTGAAGCAGAAAATCTAAATATCCTTAAGAAAGGTGCAAGATTACCGATCTAAATTTAATCATTGAGAGGCTCCCATGCAAATACGTACAAAGGGAAAACCTGATAATGTGTCTAGATCGTTATGTAAAGAGTCTCTTCAGTTTTATGCGAATGAATTATTAGGTAAGAGACTTTCAAAAAATATCAGTTTACAATTGGTGTTTGAAAAATTACCAAGTCCTTATTTCGCAATTTGTGACTGGAATGACGATGGTCCAGTTCATCGAAACTTCATTGTAATAATAAGCAAAACTCTAAAGAAAAGATCGATGTTGGTTACTCTCGCGCATGAGATGGTTCACATCAAGCAATATGCTAGAAAAGAGTTGCAAGACAATAAACATCGTGACAGTGTAAAGTGGCTTGGGAAAGTGTTTTGTTTAAACAAGACCAAGTACCACAAAAGACCTTGGGAAATAGAAGCTTATGCTAAAGATAAGCCATTATACGAAAAGTTCAAACAAAGAAATAAATGATGTCAGCATTTGAATGTTACAAAGAGTATCTTGCGTTGAAAAATCATTTCTCGAAACAAGAATATGATTACTTCAAATATAACGGAAAGCTAAAGGTAAATCCTGATACTTTCAATTCTCGAAAAGATAAATTGTTTTTTCAAAAGCTTGCTAAACATCCGGATGTTCATAATTTTCTTGTAGCTAATCTTAGCAAAAACGAGAAAGCTTGGATTAAGGATTTGGCGTATAGCGAAGATGCTGAGAAAACATACAAGGATTGGCTGAAGCGCAATCAGTCTTTAACATATGTGCTGAAAAACGAACTTCAGTATCTTGTCCCCGATTTTAATTTGAATTTTACGAGTCATGGTTCAGATCATCCTTGTCTTTTAAAATTATATTTGGGCGGATATGTAAGTTTAGAAACTCTTTGCATCCTTCTACACCTAACAAAGGCAAAGAAGCATTGGGATTCTAAGATGGAGTATGATCTAGTCTATCAAGAAGTTAAGTTGAAGATTGAGAAATATACGCCATTTATTAAGTACGATAAAGAAAAAGTGAAAAATATTGTCATTGACTTTTTTAGCTGATGGTAGTATACTAAATAATGTTGCGGCTGATAAAAGCCAATACGAAACATACATTGCAATACAAAACATACGGAGATACATATGGTAGACTTTTCTAAGCTCAAGGCCAATTCTGGCAAGAAGTCCCTCGAAGACCTTAATAAGAAGCTGTCAAGCTTGGCTGGTAATGAGGGCAAGGGTGCTGACGATCGTTTCTGGTCAGCCACAGTAGACAAGGCTGGTAACGGCTATGCTGTCATCCGATTCCTCCCCGCTCCCCAAAACGAAGACGTTCCTTTCATTCGCATGTTCGACCATGGTTTCCAGGGTCCGGGCGGATGGTACATTGAAAACTCTTTGACAACTCTTGGTAAACCCGATCCTGTTTCGGAGTATAATTCCAAGCTTTGGAATAGCGGCATTGAAGCCAACAAGGAAATCGCACGTAAGCAGAAGCGTCGCCTTCACTTCATTGCGAATATTTACATTGTCCAAGATTCGGGTAATCCCGACAATGAAGGTAAGGTTTTCCTCTTCAAGTTTGGCAAGAAGATTTTCGACAAGCTCAATGAAGCTATGAATCCTCAGTTTGCCGACGAGGAAGCTGTTAATCCTTTCGACCTTTGGGCTGGAGCTAACTTCAAGCTGAAGATTCGTAACGTCGAAGGTTATCGTAATTATGATAAGTCAGAGTTTGACAAGGCTGGTCCTTTGAAGAATGATGACTCTGAGCTTGAAGCAATTTGGAAGAAGGAACATTCTCTACAAACTTTCCTTGATCCTAGCAACTTCAAGAGCTATGATGAACTGAAGGCCAAGCTTATGAAGGCTCTGGCTGAAGATAACTCTCCCGCCTCTGCTCGCAAGAAGGCTGAAGATGAAGATCTTCCATGGGATGAAGATTCCGCACCTGCTCCTAAGCAGAAGGCAAAGGCTGCTCCTGAATTTAATAGTTCAGCAATTGAAGAAGATGATGACGAGTCATTGGAATTCTTTAAGAATTTAGCTAACAAGAAGTAAAATATAAAGGGAGCTTCGGCTCCCTTTTTTTATGCCAGTACGCCACCTTTTAGATGCATTGAAGAATCGTTGTGTATTCTTCCCGCAAGTTGCTGATACCAAGATGGCGAAGAAGAATAGCCAGACAATGATGGATAACCCTGTCTGTCAAAACTTCCAGAAACTGGATACTGATTAGAAGGTAACTGTGGCTGTGTACTAACAGATTGTTGCTTAGAAGAGTAATCAATAGATTCTCTCATCATAGCAACGTCTTGTAGCACTTGTGAAGCTGCTGAAGAATCTTTTGTTATTAATGTTGCATCATCGCCTTCTGGATGCTCTTCATTATCAAAACTGAAAAACTCTTCATCATTATCTCTTCTTTTATCGTCGGTGTTTGCACCATATGGTCCTTTTTCACCTCCTGTAAAATCCATAGCTCCTGGAGGTTGAAAAATATTTTCAAAGAGATTTGTTGTTCCTGTTTTAGTTATATTATCAGCAAATGCTTGACCGTGTTTCGCGCCAGCGCCCATGGGACCTAGCGTGATTAAATCGCTCAAAAATGGAAATCCTCCACTCATCATACCCATTGCGCTTAATAATCCTGAACCTATTCCAGCAAAAGGGGTTCCCGCCAAGTATTCGTTAGCAGAACTAAGCATGCTATCAATGCCTGGAATGCCAGTTATACCACCAGAAGATGTCGCTCCGTCAGTGTATCCGCCTTCAGAAGTTAAATCGCTGTTATTGTATACTCCAGATGCTGCTGCTTTGATCCAAGGCGCACCGCCCCAAACTGCTTGCTTACCAAATCCAACGTGAATTGTGTCAGGTCCCATATAATTGTGTCCTGCACCAACGCCAGTAGCACCAGCAGCGACAGCAGCCGATACGAATTTGGCCATAATTTCCCTGTCGCTAGGATTGGTGTCAACAAGCAATTTTCCATTTTTGTATAATTTTAAATCAGCTGCATTACCATTGTCGTGTCTAGTAGAACCTGTTCTAGGACCGCCTGACCCAATTGGTGCTTGACCGCCTGAATGAACAACAGCTTCTACACCAGCAGCTGCAGCAGCTTGATCTAAAACACCTCTAAGCTTTGAGCTAAGTGGGAGTTTTCTTATACCAGCTAGCGATTCTTGATTTTCATATACACCAGCTGCTTTGCTTTCGCCCATGACGTCACTTGTTGAATGGTATGTCCCTGATGGAGCAGAGGCATCATCTTTTTCTTGAACAGATTGCATTGCAGTTCCAAGAAATTGTTGGTATCTACCATCAGTGTACGCTCCCCAAGGCTTAAAACTTCCACCTGCTTCGTCGAAAATGTCTTTTGCTATTTGGATATTAATTTTAGGATCAAATAATTCTTCATTTGAAGATAATCCATATTTTTCCCTTCTTTCTACACCAAGAGCACCCTTCATGTTAACTTGCCACAATCCGTAGGAATTATCTCTTCCTTTCGTATTGTGCGCAATTGGATTTCCGCTAGATTCAGCAGATCCAATTGCTCCCATAATTACTGCTTGTTCTTCTGTAAAACCAGCTTCTTTAGCCAATTGTACTAACTGAGCTGTTTTTATTTCTCCCGAAGCTTCTTGTGTTCCTGGTTTAGCTCCACCACCAAATAATCCAGAGAATGTACCGAAATTACTTTCTAATCCAGCGCCAGCTGCAACTAATCCAGCACCTAAAGCTGTTTTACCGATAATACTCGCAAGACCGCCTCCTCCTCCCCCTACTCCGCTACCACTACCACCCTCTGCTACATCTAACAGTTTATTGATGCTTGAAGAAAGATTTTTCAATTCATTTAACATGTTAGTTTGAATTGAAATAGATTCTTGTAATATTACGTTTGTTTGATCTATTTTGCTAGAGGTAGAAGCTGCGCTTTGTTCTAAACTGTTTAACGAGCCACTTATGTCGCTTTGTTGTTTCGACTGAGAAGTAAACATCTTAGAAATATCTCTAATGAACTTAGAGATACTATTGTTTTGTTGTGAAGCAGCCTGTCTAAATTGACTGTTCTCTTGACCAATCTTAGATACGCTGGAAGTTAAGTTTTTGATAAAATCTAATGCTGCCATTTTTTACGTTGCATTCTTCTTTTGTTTTTCTGCTTCTTCTAGATATTGCAATAACAAATTGACATAAACATCGCGCTCAAAGGGGATTAAATTTTCAATTTCACTTATTGAATATTTATGGTGCTGAGCCAAAGAAAAAACCATCTTATAATAGCCTTTTAATGTGTTATGACTCAGCGCCAAGTAAAAAAATCGTTTAACGAATTCAATTCGATTTTTCTATCATTGCCTAATTTGTTCTTATAGTTTATGACGTAGTTAATTTTCGGTGTGCTCAACAAGAAATCATGAACTTTTTCGAAAACTTTGACGTTTAAGCTCTCAACAAACTCTGAAATATCTTTTTTTGAGAAATTTTTAGTCTCATAAACCTCATCACCATCGTAAATTTTGTCGATACATCTTAAAATCAACTCAAAAAGGTGATCTTTTTCTAATTTTAAAAATTCTTCATCAGAATATAGTGATGCAGGAGGGTATTTTAGGATTAAACCCGCTGTTTCGTTGATTTTGATGATATTTTCGGTTTTTTTAGGGAAAGTTACTTGAATTTCTTCTAAATTTACATCAAAATCATAAACATTTTTGTCTTCATTATCTTTTAATGATATTTTGATGATGCTATCTACAGAAAACGACCTTAATTTCAAGAAAATATACTCTAAATCAAAAATCGCAATTGAGTCGACGTCAAATTTCTTGTCTAAACAACAATTTTGAACAATTTGTTTGATTACTACAAGAATATCAGAGTCGTTTTTGCTTTCTTTCGCCATAAAAAGAAGCTTTTCTTCTTTTACAAGAAATGGCCTGAACATAAATTCCTTTTTTAAGGAAGGAACTTTGATATTAAGTATTGGATAATCTATTTTTGGCAAAGATGACATTATTTACTCCATATTTTAAGCTGTTATCACTCCAGTAGAAGTGGTGATCGAGACACGGTCAGTAGAAGGTGTTGTTGCGTTAGAATTTATGTTACTTCCTACGATTGAATAGCTAGAGTACGTTACAGTTATGGCTATACGCATAAGATTAACATTGTCGTTCCAAGCTAACTGAATTTCTCTCATAGAAGAAGGGTATGCTTCATAAAGATTTATAGTTTTTACTGTTTCTCCAACATCATTATAAATCACTATCATCATATTTGTTGAATATTCGTCTTTATACTCAATGGTATAATTTGGTATTCTACCACCGTTGAAAATATTATCTCCATTTGGTTCTTGGCCATTAAAATTGAAGATACCGTTTATCCAATTGTACCAAAAGTCCCAAAGATCAGTATTTCTGTCTAGTAGGATAGAAAATGTGGTGTCGAAATATTGAGCATTGTACGGCATCTTTTGTGTTGGGCCAATGCCGTATCTGTTAGTGTCGATTGATAACAAAGATGCGCTAGGAGTGCGAACTTGGTCTATTCTGAACCTTAAAAGATTGTTTATATCTTTTATGCTCGTTTCTCTATCATTTATTTTCATGTATTTGTTTTGCAAAAATTTAGGCGCTTGAACGAACACTTCAAATTTGTTATTTTTGATGTATCCAAAGAAATCTAAATTTTGTTTGAAGCTATTTACGTTAAAAGGCATTTCTTTTCCTAGTATGGAGGTTTTCTTGCGTATTTTCTGTTAGGATTGATTTGCCATCTTTGTAAAGGAAGCAAAACAGCTTTGTCCCAATCGTAAGGCGAAACTTGATGAAAACTGCTTCTTACATGAGCAAACAAATATCTTTTTATGCAATTTTCGAACCCGTTAAACTGAATAGAGTGAGCTTTCAACACATTATATGAAATTGCCAATTTGGTAGAGTTATCATATTTATCATTGTTCGCTAGATCTTTTAAATTTGTTAAAAGTTTAGCTCTGGCTAATGGTGGAAGATAGTGTAAGTTGATACCCAAGAAACCGTCAGAATAGAACTCTATAGGGAAAACTAAAGGATATGCATCGTAATAAGGTAATATGTTTTTGTACTTTGGATCGTAAGCAAACATGTACATTTGGCCGATTTCAGGAAATGCATCTTTAGTAAAAACATTATTTTGGTTTCTGGATAGTTTTTTAGATACATCCGAAGCTTTGTCTTTGAACCAATCAATAGCGGTTTTCGCACTGCTGGCTAGCTCTTTTCCGGTGTTTTTTAGTAATTGGAAAAATTCATCGTCTTGACCAGCCATTATTTAATCCCTAATTCTTTCTCTGTGAAAATATGGAAAGTCCAGCCTCTGTCTTTACAAAATTCATAGGCGGCTTTCCATTTAGCTTCATTCGTTCCCCAAGTTTTTACCTCGGTCAAAAACGTTTTTTGTTTTTTGCCTTTGGTGTTTTTTGGTGGAATAGTTTGTACATAAGGTTTTACTTCTATCAAAATAGTTTCTTTCTTACCATCACTATTTATTTTTGTAACGATAAAGTCCGGAAAGTATCTGTGTATTTTTCCATCTATAGGAGATCTGTATGGTATTATTATTTCTTCAGATCCCCAACTCAAAATATCCTTTCTAGAATCTAAATAAAGCATGAGTTTGAGTTCCCAACCCGAACGATATACAATATTTGTTGGGTCGCCTTTGTATTTTTGTGGATTTTTAGGTTTAAAGAGTCCTTGTATCGGCATAAAAAACGTAATAAATAATAACAACAAGTTATTTATGTAGCATAAGATAAAGAGAATGCCATTTCCATCAACCACTTCAAATATCCCAAATTTCCCTAAACCATTAGACAGAAATGAAAATTCTGGTCCTTTGGTTTTTCCAAACGATTTGACAAACAGCACTGGTAGAAATTTCTACACACAAATACAATTCGTTCAATATTCTATATTCCAACAAATAAATTTTATGGGTTCGTATGCATTGCCATCCGGCGGTATGAAGCTTCCTATACCTTCTAAAGTAAACGACAACTTAATTTTACATTGGAGCCCAGTTTCTTTAACCGAATCTGTGTTAGGTGCAGCGGGTTCTTTTGGTAAAGGCGCTGGTCTTGTAGCACAATTAGGCGGTGCTGCGGTTCCTGGAGGACTTGCACTTAATCCATTGATGTTTTTGCTTTTCCAAAGACCTGAATACAGACAATTTTCGCTAAGTTGGTTGTTAACTCCAAGAAACGAAAAAGAATCTAACACAATTAAGAACATAGTTACTAAGTGCAAGAGGGCTGCTTCTCCTGACAGATTTGGTCCGTTTCTTATGACATATCCACAAGTAGCTCTAATTAAGATGTATCCAAATGATATTTTCGGGCAAATGATATTTAAACCTTGTATTATAACATCTGTTCAAGTTAATTACACAAATGCTCCAACTCCAGCTTTCCATAAAAATGGAGCTCCTGCAGCAGTTGCATTAACATTGAATCTGATGGAAATGCAGTTCTGGTTCAGAAACGAGATAACCTAATGACAGACAGATATTTCGATAAGTTTCCTTTAATAACTTACGCTAACAACACTATCGTAGATATTACCAGAAAAGTTACCCTTTTGGACAAAGTCTCTAGTAACCCATATGCATTTTACCCGTTTGAGATAACAAATTACGAAAGACCAGACCAGCTTTGTAATCGATACTACAACGATTCGTACAAAACTTGGTTGATATATTTGGCTAACAACATTAAAGATCCGTATTATGAATGGTATTTGTCAGAAGACGAGCTAAATGAGTTCGTAGAGTTAAAATACGGTTCTTTTTATAAAGCACAAACTAAGATAAAATTTTACAGGAATGATTGGGAAAATAAAGAACCGATATCAAAGAGCGAATACAACGCATTAACTCCTGGTCAGAAAAAATATTGGAATCCAAATTATGGTATGGGTTCTTCGGTAATTGACTATTCTAGAAAAGAAATAGACTGGTCATCAACAACCAACAAGATAATTTCTTATGCTGTAAGTAATACAAACTTTATTACAGACGAGTTATGTAACATTCGTTTACAAGGCGAGTATATTGGTAAAGGTCAAATAGTAGCTACTACCAACACGAATATATATCTACAGCATGTGTACGGCTCTTTCTTTACCAGTGATGTAATAACTTTAAGCGGCAATAGCTATATCTTTGGAACAGAAAGCAATTGTAATGCAGTTGTAACTGCAGTTTCTTCATCGGCTAATAATATAGCAGAAGAAGAATTAGTTTATTGGAAACCAATCACTTACTATGACTATGAAGTAGAAAGAAACGAATACAACAAGTCAATAAGAGTTATTGACAGCAACCAAGCATCTGTAGCAGTAGATAATTTGAGAGTTCTTTTGGAGACTGAATAATGGCTATTGGAGATATTAAATTTTCTGAATTGAAAATTGGTGGTGTTGATTTAAATGATCCTAATCAAGCTTATCCAGACGAAATAAACATATATGAAGACATTTTAAATTCTTATGGTCCAGCTATAGAAATAAGAGTTATTGATCCAACAGATGCCTTCGGTAAAAACAACATTAATGGATCTTACGATCAAGACATAATCATTTCATTTTCTGATGATATGGGTAAAACTGTAAGGTTTAAATTCAAACAGCTTGAAAATTCAAATTTGACAGACGAAGCTCAATTTAAGCAAGGTTCTTTGCATGCTAAAAGTTCCACTGTAAAAGGTGTAAGTCCAGAACTATTAAACGCTCAAGGACATTATGTACAAAAAAGCTGGGAAGATAAAACAACCAATATTGCTAGAGACATATTGAAAGACAATTATAAAACAGACAAGCAAATTGAAATTGATGACGATTCTAAAGAAAAAAGAAGATGGATTGCCTCTAACGAGCATCCACTAAAACAGTTACAAAAGTTAAACGAAGAACACGTGGCAACGCAAAGCCAATCTTCAACTTATGTTATATTTCCAAAACAAGAAAAAGGCAATTCAAAATATAAAATAACTACTTACGAAAAGTTATTCCAACAAAGCCCAGTAGCAACGATAAAACAATCAACAGTTCTTGATACCTCTGCCTCTACTGAAGAAGATAAAAGAAATTCTATAATGTGGATGAACGTCGGCGAGTCTTTTTATAGTGGTTCTAGACATCTAACAAAATCTTCAGAACAAACTACAAATCTTTTTACACATAAGATCGTACAAACAGACTCTATACAAACTAAATTTGTTTTACCAGGTAAAGAAGTATATCAAGGGCAAACATCAAATCATAATGTTGTTCCGCAAAGAAAAATATATAGTAAACTAAATGAACCAAAAGAACAAAGAATAACACCAGCTGACGCTAAAACAAAAAGGGCTGAATTTCTTTCTCATTTGGCACAAAATTCAGCTGAATTAGAAATACCAGGAAATCCAGATATAACTTTAGGTTCAATGATAACTTTGCAAATACCCAAAAAAGTAGATGCAGGATTAGGCGGTGGTAATGAAATGCAATTCAATGATAAAGTTTTAGTAGTAGGTGTTAGACACAGAATAAAACCAGCAGGTAAAACACCTAGATATACTCAAGTGTTAAAAGTTGTGAAAGCATCTTTTTCTCAAGGCGGTGGAGGCAGTGCTTAATGGCTAAGTTTTTAATTGCAGAAGTAAGACAAGGACCACATAAAGATCCTAGCAACTCAGGTCATTGTCAAATACGTATCTACAATAGACAAAATGATGAACAAAATATTAAAGACGAACATTTGAAGTGGGCATGCCCACTTCACCCAATAACATCTGCTGCAACTGCAGGAGTAGGTATTATACCTGCAGGTATGATTCCAGGTTCTAGAGTTTTGATAACTTATTTGGATGATGATGAAGGCGAACAATATCCAATAATTCTTGGTACTTTGGGAAGAGGCGAGTTGCCAGATGAAGATGGTATAGGAAAAAGATCAGATACACAAACGGCTGGTAAAATTGATAATTCTAAACCAAATGATAATCCAGTCACAGTAAAGGTTTGAAATAATGGCTATTTACAATAATTTAACACAATTAGATGCTGGAAAATCATTTAATTTTTCTATAAATAAAAAAGTCAGAATTGAAGATTATCCTCCATATGCAACACCTCCTAAACCAAAGGAAGATGGCAAGCAAAATTATGAAGGTAATGCAGTTCCTAATGCACCAAACAGAGACAAGCCAACAACTGCGGACGCTAAAAAAGGATTAAAAGATTTACCAGCTGCTATGGCTGCAGTAGACCCTAAAGGTTTGTCATCTATAGCCCCGAAGATGTATCAGATGTTAGGACAAATTGCTGCTGCCGCTGGTGGTGCATCTGAATCTACTCGAAAACAAACTGTCGAGGATGCTTTGTCTGGTGCGTTAGCTATATTGTCTAACAAGTATACATTTGAATATCTGACTCTAGTTTTCAACAATGCGCTGCAAAATGACGGTGTCAAGCTCATAGACAAAGGTTATCAATCTGTTGTTAAAAACGCATTGGCAAACCTCTACAAAAATTATTTGACCTATGGTGAGGGAAATATTCCAGAAACAACTTATGAGACAGTAACAACGATTGGAGATGCACCATCACCAATAGTAACTGATGTTCCAGATTTATACGTTCAGCAATATTATACAAAAGAAAACGATCCGTATCCTGGTTATACTGAATGGATTTCTCAAGATGGTTCTGATATTGTTTTTACAGAAAGAACAATAGGCGATCCATATTATACTTCTTCTAGCGAAGAGGTTTATTCTGATGCTGAAAAAAAGTTGGCCATAGCTTTAGAGCCTTTTGTGATAGAAAATAATTTGACTGCTCCAGAATTAAATGATCTTTTGTTGAGTCAAGAATCCCAAATAGAAAATAATACTGCTGAAAAAACAGGTGGCAAAAACTCTTCAAAGCAATTAATGAGCGTATTGATGCAATTAGCAGGATATGCTGGAAAAATAGCTAACTTGCAACAATCTCTTCAATTGCCTATTTCTGTGTTAAACCAAGGTGGTATTAAAAAATCTCATGAATCTTTCATGAAAAACATTGGTCAATTAAGACAAGCAAAAGATAAGGCAAGAGAAGCAGCAAAACCTTTATCTGCTGCAGCAGGTTTACTTTCTTCCGTAGGAGCTTTATCAGGGGCGGTTGGTGCTGTTTCTGGAGCTGTTGGTGCAGTATCAGGTGCAGTAGGGGCTGTTTCCGGAGCTGTTGGTGCTGTAAGCTCTATTTCTTCTGTCTCTAGTGCAGTTTCCGCTGCACAAACTGTTGTAAAATCAACAGAACACGTGAAATCTTTATATAACACTATTACGAGTTAAAATATGGTAGATACTAACAAAAAATTACCTAAGCACGGTTGGGATGATGAAATTGTTCCAGAACAAGGTTGGGTTACTGGCGAACAAGACATCCTCGGCAGCAAAAACTTCAAATATGCTAATCCTGACAAACCAGAGGATTTTAGCACACAGAAGGTTTCTGCTACAGGCTCTTATGGAACTACGCAATACGATAAAAACAAAAAAGAAATCGTAACAAACTTATGCGTTGGAGAAATTCGAGGATATACAGCAGGTGGTTGTTCTTCACAAACAGATGGCCATAAAGACACTAGTGTAGATTCTACTTATCGTGAAAATTGTACAGGAGACAAAGGTGTTTCGAGCAAATCAAGCTTTGAAGCCGCTACAAACAGTAAATATTCTTCAATATCAGGTTCTTATTATACATTTACAGTCGGACCAAGATCAGAGTCTAAAACGTTTAATGGTACAGACGGAGACGTTGCAGAAGAATTTTCCGGACATCGCCATTCTGCATACGAAAAAGATAAGGTAGAAGCAGTCAAAGGTAACAAAGTTACCATGATTGAGGAAGGCGATTACGCCATTCATACTAGTAAAGGTAATTTTGACTTACAAGTAAGTGAAGGCAAGCTTCACTTAATGACTTCTGCTGACGACTTAATCGCTAATAGTAATGTTAAAGTTTTATTGCAGGTTGGAAATCAGTCAAAAGTTACAGTTGAACCTTCTAAAGTTAGACTAGAAGTTGGTGGTGGTTCTTATATTGAAATTACTTCCGGAAGTATAAAAATGGTTTCTCCTCGTATTGACTTAAATTGATGGAGGATATATGGCTCATCAATTTGTTATTTTAAAAAATGGAACTTTAGAAACTTACGATAAATATGAAGATATACCTGAAGAATTTGATAACCTTATTAAATTTTTACCCGACATACCTGATGGTCCGCACACACACGAACAACATGAAGAAATTGATAGTTGGAATGAAAAACTAAAAGAATTGTTAAAGAAAGAAAAAAATTGCCAATAATAGCTTCTCCAGCTTCTGTACTGACTAGCGTTGAAAGATATCAAACATTTACCGAGACTATTACTTTTTCTGCTGATGCTGGCGAAGTAATATCCAGTGCTAATTGCGTAAAGGGGTTTGTAGATAGCGAGGTTTTAGTTACTAACGGAGTTTCTACTGTTGTAATAAGCGGCAAGCACACAACAGCGTTTGGGCAAGATGAAGTAAAATATGTAGAAAAAGGAAGTAGCGACAAACTACAGACTCCTAGCGTGGTTTACAAGTTTTCTGACGTTCCAGCAAACAAAGATTTATTCGAGGTCAATCAAGACCCTTCTGAAGGTATAACAAGAACTTACACAGTAAATGTCACTCATAGTGCAGGATCAAACACTTTCGTTTTTTCTCAATTTGTAGATAATGATGTATCAGCAGGATATAACTTTTTACAGGATTACTATTAATGCCAGCAGCAACTAGAATAGGTGATGCAGATGTTTCGCATTGCTCAGGTATGGTAAGAGCGCAAGGCTCCCCTAATGTTTTTGTTAATGGTAGAGCTTGGTCTAGACAAGGGGACAATAATACAGTTCATTTGCTCCCTGGAGATCCTTGTAGACCTCACGCAGCTCCGATAGCTGTTGGTTCTTCGAAAGTATTTGTTAACGGTAAAGGCGCTGGTAGAATTGGTGATGCAATTGCCGGCTGTACTTCTGTGGCGGCTGGTTCATCTAACGTATTTGCAGGTGGATAATGACTAGACTTTCTAGAGCAGAAACCTTAATTGGTGGTAACAATAGAAAAATAGAGTATTACTCTGATTTCACCACAAGTTTTACAAAAACTCCTGTTGGCGATCAGTTAGCTCGAGTAATTAATGAAAAGTCGATAAATCAGTCTTTGAAAAATTTAATTCTCACGAATTTGGGTGAAAGATTATTTCAACCGTATATTGGTTCTAATGTTCTTGCGACTTTATTTGAACTCAACAATGGTGAAAATTTAAATGACGTAGAATTTTACATTGAAAACACAATTAAAAACAACGAAAGAAGAGTAAATTTGCTCGGCGTTGATGTTTCTTTGGGCGATAACGAAAATGAAGTGAAAATATCGATTGTGTACAATACAATAAATAGTCCAGAACAAATAACATTTGAGTACATTTTAAGAAGAGTTCGATAAATGGCCACAAACAGCCCACTAACACTAAGTTCTATTGATTTTGATACATTAAAAGAAAATTTTAAAGAATTTTTAAAAACGCAATCAGTATTTAAAGATTACGATTTTGATGGTTCAAACATCAATGTTCTTCTTGATGTTATGTCTTATAATTCTTTTCTTAATGCATTTTACCTTAATATGGTTGCATCAGAAATGTTTCTTGATTCAGCTCAAAAGTACGATTCCGTAATTTCTCACGCAAAAGAGTTAAACTATCTTCCAAGAAGTGCAAAATCTTCTATAGCAGAGATTAATCTTTCATTACAAACCACAATAAACAGTGGTAAATTGAATATCCCAAAAGGCACCAGATTTTCTGGGTTTAACGCTAATGGTTCCTTTACTTTCACTACAGACCAATCAAAAGTTCTTTCTTCAGGATCAAACACATTCACTACAGCTAATCTTTTGATTTACGAAGGCGATTATTACAAAGATTCTTTTGTAGTCGATTATAGCATCGAAAATCAGCAGTTTATTTTAACTAACAAAAACATAGACGTTAATAGCCTTACTTTAAATGTTGTAGAAAACAACGGTTCTTCTAATACAGAGTTTAAAAGAGTAGAAACTTTGTTCGGATTAAATGGTCAATCTAATGTTTACTTTTTGCAAGGTGCGCAAAGCGATAGTTATGAAATTGTATTTGGAGACAGCTTGTTTGGTAGAAAACCTCAAGACGGAGCAGTTTTAAATGCAAATTATAGAGTTTCTTCTGGTATAGATGCTGATGGTATAACTGTATTCAGTTTACAAGACGATTTTGGACCAATTAATAGCGGTCAAATTACTTCATCGACAATAACTCTTGTTTCTTCGTCTTCTGGTGGTTCCGAAAAAGAAAATATGGATTCAGTGAGATTTTCAGCGCCAAGATATTTTGCGACTCAACAGAGAGCTATTTCTTCGGACGATTACAAGAGTTTGGTTCTTGTTAACTTTGGTGGTGAAATATCAGACGTTACTGTCTATGGTGGTCAAGAAATAGAGCCTAAGTTATATGGCAGAGTAATTGTAGCTGTAAAGCCAACAACAGGAACAATTGCTCCAAATTATATTAAAAATAAAATTTATAATTATTTACAAGATTATATTGCTCTTCCAAATAGAATTGTAATAACCGATCCCGAATACACATATTGTGATATATTTACTGAAGTTCAATATGACCCTAAAAGCACAACAAAAACACCATCTGAAATTCAAACTGCAGTTTTAAGCTCAATTTTAAATTACAGTTCAAATAACTTAGAAAAGTTTGCTAATGATTTAAGATATAGCAGATTGACAGCTTCTATAGATTCGGCTGACTCAAGTATTACAAGTAATGACACAGAACTTAGAATAATTAAGAGAATTGTTCCTAATTTCAATCAAGATACTACGTACAACATTTCAGTAGGAAACGTTTTGTACTATGACGCAAGTATTTTTTCTGATAATGCTCAACACAAACAACTCCATGACTCTGAAATAGATGCAAGATATGCTCACGCTACTTTAATATCTTCTAATTTTACATATAATGCTAATGATGGAAAAGTTTATGAACTTGCGTTTTTCGAAGATGACGCTAAAGGTAATATTTTGTTATATGCTCCTATAGGAACTACGCTTTTACCTATAGAAACTGTCGGCACTATAGATTATGCGACAGGAAATATAAATTTAAATGAGATTAATGTGGCAAGTTATTCAAACTATATCT